CTTATCTGTATAGAGATATACAGATTCGAAGCCTCTTATCGCCTTCACCATAACCTACAAGAGGCAATGATGAGATCACGGCAACAAGGGGTCCTCACGAACGCACCATCGTTTGAGGAACAGCGTCTCTGGGGCTCATGCAGCGAAAGCGCATGGGTCATAGATTACACTGAAGCCTCAACGAAGGTGGGTAAAGTGAAGTCTTTTGATGACGTGGTCACAAAGCAGTTTGCTAAGAAACAACGTATGGGTGAATTTACATTCAACCCTATGCTTTCCGTTGAGAGGGAACTTTTCCAATCTTCGGTCGGCTACGTTATTTCCGCAATTGCACCGCAAAACTGTGGTGGTATAAATCGGTTCACGACCTACCGGTCTAATGAATCGACTATGACTGCCCTGTTAAAGCGAGCACTTTCTACAAACTTCGATGGTAGCATTGCTACCCCGACGTCAGTAGTTGTGCCCGATGCGGACGTTGCTCGACTTGTCTCGGAATGTGCAACCAAAGTGAGAGCGAAGATTCGTACTGGCGATGCCGGCGGATGGGAAACCATTGCCGAATTCGACAAGACGATCAAGCTCTTAAGACACCCCTTTGAAGGAGTCGTTAAACTGACAAAAGCGTTAAAAACCTTTTCCAGTTCATCCGTCTCCAAGGGAGTGCGCTCTGGGGCCCACTTGCTGAGTATTCCAGCTTCCGAGTGGTTGAAATATCGTTATGGGGTTTTACCCCTCATAAATGATATTAAGGCTGTGTTGAAGACACTCAATTCTCAAACTCGCAAGATCCAAAAGACCGAGCGCGCGAGCGCGAAGTCCCATGGTTATGCGACAAGAGATTTGGTCGCTACATTCGGCGTCCTTGAGACCACGTTTCAAGAAGCACGCCATCACGAAGTTTATGTGAGGGCTATGTCTTGTGACGAGTATCTCAATGATTCGGCAGCTCAACTAGGTTTAACCCTAGATCAGATACCGAAAACGGCTTGGGATTTAATCCCCTTTTCGTTCGTCGTTGACTGGTTTGCAAACGTTAGTGATTTTATTAACGCGTGCATTCCGAGACCAGACGTAAAGCACCTCGGTTCGTGCTATACTATACGGAGCGTATTAACAAATACTTACTCCGTAAAGTCCGCTCGAATCGTTCCCGCTTACGCGGGGCAATACGGACTGGACCAAGCCCCTGGTGGGGCATACGTTGAAAGACGTGTGACCAAACAGAGGTTTGTGGGCCTACCCGGCCCTGCGTTAATTGTCAAAAGCGATTTTCGCCTAGACAATGACACGCGCCTTGCGGATCTTGCTGCCTTAATAACGCAGCAACTTCGCACCTTCATCATTAAGACCTTTTAACCCTCTTGGGAAAGAGGAGAGGTCCCTTGATGAGGTTTTCATGCCAGCACTTTAACCTAACGAGTCACCTATGCAAAGGGGTTCCACTATGAGTCAAGTGTCAAGCGATGCTCAGCAGTTACTCTCTCACCTCATTATAGACGAAAGTCTATGGGAGGAGATTGAGCACGGCGATATTGCCATTACGGCAGTCGTCGTGTGCCTAACTCCAACCATCCAAAAGATGAATGGAGATCAGCAACTGAAGATCGTCGTCGAAATGCTTGTAACGCCTAGTGGGAAAACCCTGATGCCTATGGGTGGTCTCGTTGGGCAGAAAGGACTGTCATGAATCTCAAAACGTACGTAGAACTCGCTTTGAGCGAAGGGGCGGCGAACTTGTGGTTATTCAGTTTGGCGATGGTCTTCGTGGGAGTTATGACCCCACTACAAACCTTAGCCGTTCTGAGTACCTGCATTCTGCGGTAAATTGCAGATATCACAGCCCTCTGTTTTACTGACGTTGAAGAGAAAACTTATTTGGCATTTGCCCGATAAGAATGTTTCTTAGGGAGCACTTCCCAATGTCGTTAACCATCAACGCTAAGACCTTCTCCGCTGATCAATACGGGGTAAATTCCGTAGGATACAACGGGCCGGCTCATACGCTTTCAGTGAAAGATGATCTTCTACTGAAGCGGACTGCGCCTAAGCCCAATGCATCATTCAGTGGCGTTGGTCGGACTTCTGCCAAGCTTTCGCGTACACTTACGCTGACCGGGGCTCTCACCTCCACTGGAGATGCGATCCTCGAAATCAGCATTAGTGTGCCTGTGGGTTTTGCAGGCGCTGACGTCGACGCGGTTCTCAACGATATGGGTTCGTACCTTTCTGGTGCGGACTTTAAGACACTTGTGAAGAACCAGAAGATTTCGTACTAGTCTCCCTATTAATTTAGGAGATGTGTATGGAATTCGACTGGGTCCAACTCGCGTCCCTCTGGTCAGACCTTTTGGTCTTACTAGAGTCGTTGAAACGGCTCCTCGATATCCTGTTTAATACCCAGGGTATCTAGGTGCCATCATCTATTGGAGATCGTGATGAAATCCAAGTTGATGTTAGAGCTGCGAACGGCTGATAACATCTTGAAGAGTGGGAGCTGGAATAATTACCGGCTCTTGCTCGACAAAATGTTGAGGTCTTCCGACTATGACTGGGCTAAATCGATGCACGGATTACTTCGTGCAAAGAAATACTCAGAAATGGTCATTATGGCTGATTCTGTCGTCGAACAGAAGTATACGACGGCCGCGGAGCATTTTGCGGCGAATCAGCTAGCTGCATTAATAAGGAAATATCCCTTCCCAATCTCCATTTGTCAATTTGGAGCTCGTGAGGAGGCTATTCGGAAGTTCAAGCAGTCCGAGCATAAGTGCAAACGCATTAATGCTCGCTTCCGCGCGTTGAATAGACGCGATCCTTACAACTATGATCTCGCGAGAGCTCGTAGTTGGATCAGGTATGTCTTGGGGCCTTTACCGGCTCTTGACGACATATATGGTCTTTGCGGCTGGGGACCTGGCGCCTCTGTAGGTATCCACGGGAATGCTACCAATTCTGCGAGGAAACTTCTCTCTCAGTCTTGGTCCGTGTCGCCTGGCGCTTTTCACTTGTCTAGATCAGCAATGATCAGAGACCAACACATCATCGAGCTTCTTTTAAAGCCAGATGGTGCGAGGTTTTTCTCCCTCGACCCGCAGGCCTTTTATCAGGCTTTCGAGAAGAGATGTAGACTCGTGAACTACAATAATATTGCGTTTGTGCCCAAGACAGTTAGGGTCGAAAGGACCATAGCTGTCGAGCCGTTGCTCAATGGGTTCTTGCAGAAAGGAGTCGACCTCTACATGCGGAAACGTTTGAAGAGAGTCGGCCTCAATTTGCAAGACCAAGAGCTTAACCAGGAAAGAGCCCGTGAGGGATCTTTACCTGATGCTCTTGACCCATATGTAACGATAGACTTAAGCTCTGCTAGTGATAGCATTGCTATAGAGTTCGTTCGTTACATGTTACCCCCTGAGTGGTTCGATTTTCTCGCGCCACTTAGGAGTAGAGACTACAAACTGTTAGGTGAGGAATTCACCTACCATAAGTTTGTCTCTATGGGTAACGGCTTCTGCTTCCCACTTGAGACGCTATTATTTGCGTCGCTTTGTGCTGCCACATATGACGAGTTGTCACTTCCACACGATTTTGTCGTGTATGGTGATGACATAATCATACGACAGTCAGCTGCCGTGAATCTTTTAAAATATCTAAAGATTTGCGGTTTCAAAGCCAATCCAAAGAAGACCTTTTTACAAGGTCCCTTTAGAGAGTCTTGTGGAGCAGATTGGTATGAAGGTAAGGACGTACGTCCTATCACGCTTGATTATGCTCTCGATTCTGTTGAGAGTATCTTCAAGTTCTGCAACCTTGTAAGACAGAAGGAGGTTACTGCTACCTTCTTCTATGAGCACCTCAAATTCCTTGAGGAGCTCATTCCTCTTGAGTGCCGCTTCGTCCGTCCCTTTCGGGGGGACGTCGCGACTGCTCTTGAGGTATCTTTCGAGAACTTTATTAGCTCTCCTTTCGCCAGTTATGACCAACAGGCCATGTGCTGGAGTTGGGTTGAGCTTGTAAAGTCTGGTTTACCGGACAAACCGGTTTACCGGATGCAGGGCTACGATGTAGCGTTGATAAAGGCAGCGTTGACAGGATCACCGTCATCGTTACCTTTTGCCGAGCGTAGAAATACGCGCACAAAGATACGCCGGGTCTTCAACGGTGGGGGACAAAATACATCCCTTCCCGAAGAGATCTTCAACCCTAAAAACGTTGAAAAGCGTATCCTGGGAGCTATATTACTTGGCTCTCGGCGCTTGGTTAGCCTGG